AACCAGCGGTGGTAACGCTAAAATATCTGCACTTATTAATTCTTATAATTACTACTTGCAAATGATTAGGGACGTGACAGGTTTGAACGAAGCTAGAGATGGTAGTGCACCAAACGAAAACTCTTTGGTTGGATTACAAAAACTAGCTGCAGCAAATTCAAACGTCGCCACTAAGCATATACAAGATGGAGGTTTATACCTCACTCTTAAAACCGCAGAGGCTTGCTCTCTTAGAATATCTGATGTACTTGAATACTCTAATACTCAGAACCAATTTGTACAGTCTCTAGGGAGATTCAACGTTGGAACACTTCACGAGGTTAAGAACCTACATTTACATGACTTCGGTATATTCTTAGAGATAGAGCCTGACGAAGAAGAGAAGACTAGGTTAGAAAACAATATTCAAATGGCATTGCAGCAACAAGCTATTAACTTAGAAGATGCTATAGATGTTAGGAATATAAGAAACACTAAACTAGCTAATCAATTGCTGAAGGTTAGAAAATCTAAGAAGATGGCGCTTGATCAACAGATGAAAGAGCGTAACATACAGATGCAAGCTCAAGCAAATCAAGAGTCTTCAAGAGTTGCGGCAGAAGCTGAGATGCAGAAGCAACAAGCACTAGCATCTACTGAAATACAAATACATCAAGCTAAGAATCAGTTTGAAATTGAGAAGATGGAAAGAGAAGCACAAATCAAGTTTGATCTTATGCAGAAAGAGTTTGAACTAAACATGCAGCTTAAAGATGTAGAAAGTCAAGTGATAAAGGATAAAGAGAAGTATAAAGAAGATCGCAAAGATGAAAGGACTAGGATACAAGCTAGTCAACAATCTGAGATGATAGAGCAAAGAAAACAAAATGCACCTGCTAAGAAGTTTGAATCCGCTGGGTTTGACAACTTAGGAGGATTTGGCTTGGAGCAGTTTGAACCAAGATAAAAAACAAACAAACATTTATATAATATTATATCATGGAAGAAATTAAAGATGAACAACCAGTTGTAGAGCAGGAGGTGACACCAACTGAAGAAGCACCGGTTGAAGAAAACAAAGTTAAAAGTGAAGTATTAGAAGATGGAACTTACAGAGTAGGTTTCTCAGATACTAACGAAACGCCAACGGTAGAAGAGCCACAGGCACCTGAAGAACCAATAGTAGAAGAGGATGTTCCTGTTTTACAAGAGGTCACTGATGAGCCTGAAGTTGAAGAGCCCATCGCACAAGAGCCAGTACAAGAAACAGTTCAAGAGGAAACTGTAGTTCAGGAGCAACCACAAGTTGACTTGCCTGAAGGGATTGAAAAGCTAGTTGAATTTATGAAAGAAACTGGTGGAACAATCGAAGACTATGCTAGGTTAAATGCTGATTACGGAAAACTAGACGACAAAGCACTTTTACTAGAATATTATAAGGCGACTAAGCCTCATCTAAGTTCAGATGAACTCAACTTCTTAATCGAAGATAGATTTGATTACGATGAAGAGATGGACGAAGAGAGGGATATAAGAAGAAAAAAGCTCGCGTACAAAGAAGAAGTAGCACAAGCTAAAAATCATCTAGAGAGTATGAAGTCGAAGTATTACCAAGATCTTAAGTTAGGATCGCGGTTGACTCCTGATCAACAGAAAGCTATGGACTTTTTCAACAGGTACAACGAGGAACAAAAATCGGTGGAAGAACTAACCACCAAACAGCAGCAACACTTTCAAGCTGAAACAAACAAAGTTTTCAACGATAAGTTCAAAGGTTTTGACTTTCAAGTCGGTGAAAAGAAATATCGCTTCAATGTGAAAGATGTGCAAGAAACAAAGCAAGCTCAAAGCAACGTTATGAATGTGTTCGATAAGTTTATCGGCCAAGACAATTTACTTAGCGATGCTAAAGGTTATCATAAGTCTTTGTTTGCTGCGCGTAATGCTGATGCACTCGCTAATCACTTTTACGAACAAGGTAAAGCTGACGCAGTTAGAGATATGACTGCTCAAGCTAAAAACATCAAAGTCAATCGTACTACATCTGATGGTATGGTAGATGCTGGTGGTACTAAAGTAAGAGTTATTAGTGGTGAAAATAGTTCAACAACAAAATTGAAACTAAAAAATTACTAAAACTAAAAACAAAACAAAATGGCAAATGTAAGTTTTACTGGACCCGCTGCCGCAGGCATCGTGACTCCAGCCTACAAAAAAATGACCCTTGATTCCAACTACTTGGATATCCAAAATAATGGATGGGCACAACAATACCTTCCTGAGCTTTATGAGCAGGAAGTTGACAGATATGGTAACCGTACTATTTCTGGTTTCTTAGCAATGCTTAGCGCAGAAATGCCTTTGCAGTCTGATCAAGTTATTTGGTCTGAGCAAGGTCGTTTGCACTTAGCTTATACTGGTACCTTAGCTACTGCAACTGGTGTTATTACTTCTATTTTGAATATTGACACTGGTGCTTCTGAAGCGCACGCAGTACGTAAAGGAGCTACAGTAGTAGCAACTGTTGGAACTGGTGCTAGCCAAGTGGTATTCAAAGCAATTGTTACTGCTGGTATCGAAACGGCTACTAACACTTTAACTATCCGCCCATACGGAGCTGAGCACGTTGATGACTTAGCTGGTATCGCTGCTGGTAGTGAAACTGTTAAATTCTTTGTATATGGTTCTGAGTTTGAAAAAGGTTCTGACACGATGACTGAGTCTGTTGAGCCTAACTTCAAAACTTTCACTAACCGTCCAATGATTATCAAAGATCATTTCGAAATCAACGGTTCTGACACTGCTCAAATTGGTTGGATCGAAGTTGCTGGCGAGTCTGGACAAGGTGGTTACCTTTGGTACTTGAAAGCTGCTGGTGATACTCGTACTCGTTTTAACGATTACTTAGAGATGTCAATGGTTGAAGCTGAAAAAGCAGAAACTGGTTCTGGTGCTTTAGTAGCTGGAAACGTTGAGGGTACTGAAGGTTTATTCTCTGCTATTGAGAATCGCGGTATCGTAGACGATGCTGACATGTTTGATGGTACTGATGACTTAGGTGACTTTGATGTTTTATTAGCTGAACTTGATAAGCAAGGCTCTATCGAAGAAAACATGCTTTACTTAGATCGTAACGCTAACTTAAAGTTTGACGATATGCTTGCTGGTCTTTCTGCTGGTACTCAAGGTGGTACTGCTTATGGAGTATTTGAAAACTCTGAAGACATGGCATTGAATCTTGGTTTTACTGGATTCCGTCGTGGATCTTATGACTTCTACAAGACTGACTGGAAATACTTAAACGATGCTTCTACTCGTGGACACGTTGGTGGTATTTCAGGTATTTTGATTCCTGCTGGTACTTCTTCAGTTTACGATCAAATGGTTGGTGCTAACGTTCGTCGTCCATTCTTGCACGTACGTTACCGCGCTGGTCAAACTGACGATCGCAAGCTTAAGTCTTGGGTTACTGGTTCAGTTGGTGGTGCTGTCACTTCTAATGTTGACAACATGGAAATCAACTATCTTTCTGAGCGCTGCTTGGTAGTTCAAGCTGCTAACAACTTCGTGTTGTTCAAGAAAGAATCCTAAACAACAATAAGGACAAGGGCGGTTAACGCCGCCCTATGTCTTTTTTTTAATATTATATTATTTTATCATGACAACTAAAAAACAAAGTGCCAGCACTTGGCAAACTAAAAATAGACTATACGAGTTGAAAGGAAATAAAATTCCACCCGTATATGTTTTGAAATCAAAAAATCTATACTGGTTCGATGAAGAGCAAGGTATGGAAAGAGAAATTAAATACTGCAGAAACCAACAAACAGTTTTTGTAGACGAAATGAAAGGACCTCAGCGTCTTGGTCATATCGTATTTAGGAATGGAAAACTACTAGTTGAAAAAGAACAAGTTATTCTACAGAAGTTTCTATCTATTTACCATCCTAAAAACAACTTAGTATACGAAGAATACAACGCAGAAGCTGTAGCAGAAAGCGACATTGATATTATAGAACTACAACTAGAAGCAATGAACACGGCTAAAGCATTAGAAGTTGATAGGGCAGAGGCGGTGCTACGTACTGAGTACGGCTCTGAAGTCACTAAGATGACTTCTAAGGAGCTTAAACGCGATGTATTAATATTTGCTCAGAACAATCCTGAAATGTTCTTAGAATTAGTTAATGATGAAAACATTAACATTAGGAATATAGGCATTAAAGCTGTTGAGCAAAACATTATTAAGTTATCTGAAGATCAACGAACATTTAAATGGGGAAGTAATGGTAGAAAGTTAATCACTGTACCATTTGATGAAAACCCATACTCGGCATTGGCCGCATATTTTAAGACAGATGATGGTATTGAAGTTTACCAAACTGTCGAGAAAAAACTAAAATAACTAATGTAGTCAAGGGCGGGGCAACTCGCCCTTAGGCTATAATCAAAAAAAGAATTATGGCTATCAACGTAAATAAAGTTTACAAATCCGTTTTATCAATATTGAACAAAGAAGAACGAGGTTACTTAACACCTTATGAGTTCAATAACTTAGCAAGAC